GCGCCAAAACGTGCCCATCTGCGGGAACCCGTCAGTGGCATTGAACAGGGCATGCGCCCACTTGTACGTGCCCGAATCGACGATCGATTGCGGAATCATGCAAGGATCGGTCGCATCGTTCGTTGTCACGGTGCCGGACGCGATTCGCGGGTTGTGAACCGTATCGATGAGCACCGAGGCATAGCCAGAGTGCTGGTACTCCCATTCAGCGCCGATGGTTCCGTATGCGTTACCAGAAATGTCTGTCAAGTCACCGTCGTATCGACGCCCGAAGGTGTGTGTCGGCGTTTCCTCACCCGTAACCTGATCGGCGGTCGGACCGATCGCCGTGCACACGTATGTCCGCGACCCCACACGGCGCAGGTAGCCCACACGCGCGCTCTTATGCACGCCCCAAGGAAGCACGGCCGAGTTGTCCTTCTGCTCAAGATAGAACAGCGTGCCGACATCGGCGGACGTGAAAATATCTGCGCTCGCAGTGAGCGTCACGTTGCCGGTCTGGCTGGACGCACTAACGACGATGCTCTCGTCCGAATTTACCGTCGCAAATGGGCCGCCAACGAATTTGACAGGCTGCAGCTCGAACGTCGTCGCCGACGTGCGCATCAGCTTCTGCGGGGGGTACGCACCATGAAAAAGGTACATGGTGTCCGCGCTCTGTGTGGTCCGAATGGCGAACGTTCCGTCTTCCGTCGTCAGATCAGCGAGCGCGTAAGGCGTTGCAATTTCGACTGGCGCGCCATCCGCGACAAGCTGCCCGCGATCGACGAAAAACCGGATGTAGTAGTCGCCGAATTCGAGCATGTACGCGATGCCGCCCGACACGATGAACGGCATTAGCCAGGCCTGTTTGCTCGAATCTTTCACCGGTGCGACAAACCGCTTACCCCCGCGCCGAATCGCCGGGCCCTGCACCGTGGCAATGAAATTCTCCATCACCTTGCACCCGTTCGGGTACTTCGCGAGATCGACGCGCGCGCCGAGCAGTGGCGAAAGCTCACCGGCGTCGAACGATACCTGCTGCGGTGCACTTTTCATACTGTCATCCGCTTCACAAACAAGTGAACAGTTGCCCTATGAACTCCAAGGGCCTCTCCAATTTTCTTGTAAGACTTGCCCTCATCGCGTAGCCGAAGGATATCCCCAAGTTGGCTTGGGCGGATTTTGCAGCCACGTCCTTCTTCTAATGCCCTCTTCCGACTGGCTCGAATCTTCTCGATTGCCTCAGGCGAATGCTTAAATGTTGATCCACTGCGGGCGCGCCCAAATTCAATCAACCAAGCCTTCACGACGGGGCTTTCTCTCCACGCTTCTCGGCACGCTTCAGAAGGCTTGCGACCACGATGCGCGGCACTTAGCTTCGCCCGCTCCTCAACAGATTTTCTTCGGCCTTTTCCGCTCAACGAAATTTTTGTACGTGTCACTTCCGAATGGATGAATCCAGCGACACCAGACCCTCCGCGCGTACAGTTGAACCCGAAATCGGGCTCGTTCGCTCTGAACTCGGCGATGTACTTCTTTTCAAGTGCAAACAATTCTTCTCGAGTCGAGCATTCCGCCAGCACGACCCAATCGAACGCGTCAATTCCGCAATCGCGAATCGCTACAGAAAACGGGGTTTTTGCCGCCACGGAACGGGACAAATGCTCACGCATTCTGGTATTCAGAGTTCTGCTTGTGATTCCGATGTAAACCCTTCCAGATTCACGGTGAATAGCCATATAGGCAAGCATGCGCCCTCCTACTGGCGGATGATCGGGGTTTCAGCGAGATACGGCACGCCGTTGCGCGCTTCGAGCCACGTGTCGTCAGCGATCGGCTGCGACGGCCGCTCGATCGCATTGATGCGGATCGCCTGCGCGATCGCGCGGTCGTGCTCAGCCCACGCGGCCTGTCGCTTCGTCGAGCTCTGCGTCAGCGACTCGCATGCCTCGGCCGCGAGTCGGCATGCGAATGCCTCGCGAAACAGCGCGTCCATTGCGTTCGGATCCGTGACGCGCTTCGTGTAGCGGACGTACAGCGGGGCCGGCAAGTCCGTCAGGATGTTGCCGTTCTCGATACTGAACAGCCCGCGCGTGTCAGTGCGCGGGTAGACGAGGAACTGGCCGATCTGGATCAGCCGCAGAAAGTCGGCCGGCAGTCGATACTGATAGCCGAACCCGAACAGCGGCGGGTCAGCCAGCGCCGCGAGCTGCGTGCGCGTCTTCGCGAACGACCAGACGTGATCGCGCAGGCACGCGTCGAGCACGTCGTCGTACATCGAGTTGAGCGCGGCCGCGGGCTTCGAATCCTCGTCGAGCGACGTGATGCGCTTATCGCCGAGTTTCGTCAGCGCGCGGTTGCAGATGCCGACTTGCGACGCCATTCGTCAATCCGTCACTGCAGATCGCCGCCGTCCAGCTCGTCGGACGAGCCGGAACCATTCTTCGGATCCGTGCTCGACGTGCTGTCGGCGCGACCACGGGCTTTTGGGCCCGTCGGCGCCTCATCGGCCGGCACAAACCACGATGCCTTTTCGCCCTTTTCGACTTCGAATACTTCGCCCACGCGCTTGCGCGCGCCACGGTAGAAGCCCGTTTGAATCGCCTTGACCTTCGGCATGTCTTACCTCGTTGTGTACGTTGAACGGGCGACGGTTGCCGCCCATCGTTCAGGCAGCGTCGCTTATGCGATGCCGTCCGGGTACGCCTGCCACGATGCCGGCTCCTGATCGGTCAGGAACGCGTTCAGCGTGACGCTCGGGGTCTTACCGCCAAGGGTATAGTTCAGGCGCAGGTAGCGCTCGTTGGCGAACGGCATGCCGATGACGAAGCGCGCACCGGCCGTCATCGCCGCAGCCGCCGGCGCGACCGTGGCGATCGTTGTCGGCGAGCTGAAAGCAGCGTTGTCGTCGGTTTGCAGCGCGATCGAATACGTTTCGTCGCCGGTCGTGTTTTCCGCAGCGACCTGCACTGCGATGACGACCCACAGCGGCTGACCGGGACCGATGTCACGATCGCTGCCGAGATCGAGAGCGTTCGTCGATGCGCCAGACGCCGTGAGCGCCTGCGCACGCGAGAATTCGAGAAGCGAGTCGATGTACATTGCGATGTCCTTTCGAATGGGTTCGGAGAGGGCGAACGGCGCCGGAGCGCCGCTCCGCCGCGTTAGACGACGCGCGATTCCGTGTTCAGGAGCGCGTCGGTACGCTGCACCGGAATGCCGTCGAAGGTCATCACGCGCTGCCCCGCGACGGTTTCCCACGTGAGGTTGTTCGCGATCTTGTCGACGATGCCGAGGCGCAGCTTCTCGCGCAGATTCCGGTTCATGTACCAGACCGCGCGGCCCATGCCGAGCTGAGGGATGCGTTCTGCGGCCATGATCATGTAGCGGATCAGGTCTTGCGTCTTCTGCGACGTGGACAGGTCCGATACGTCGATGTTCGCGACGCGCGCTACGTAACGCCAGTCACGCAGCGTGAGGCCGATATCCCACTTGTAATGCGTGCGGTAGCCTTCCATCCGGCCGCCTTGACCGTCCACGTTTTCGATCGTCACTTGGCCCTTGTCCTCGATCGAAAGGCCTGCCTTCGAGCCCTTCGGGTAGATCGAATGGCAGGTATTCGGCCCCCACACGACCAGCCAAGCCGACGTGTTGTCCGACCCGGTTCCGCCGGCGTCGATGATGTTGTCCTTGTTCTCGGCGGTCAGCGAGTTGTAGCGCGGCGACAGGCCGGTGAACTCGGCCGGCGCACTGCCATCGTTGCCGTAGAACAGCGTCTGCGCGACCTCTTGGTTCATGCCCTCGATCTGCGCACGGTCCTCCGACAGGCGAAACGCTGCGGTGTTGCCGTTCAGATCGGCGAGAGCCTTGTCGACTTCGGCGTACGCTTCGAGCATGCCGCAGTTGTCCGTGACCTGCGCGGTCGTGCTCTTGTTCGGCTGAACGCCGCCGTACAGCCTGCGCCACGTCGGGACGGGCAGCCCGGTGCGCACGGTGGTGCGGTGGCCCGTCGGCAGATTGCCTTCGATCGCCGTCATGTCCTGCAGCACCGGATTGGTCTGGTTCAGGATCTCGACGATGAGATCGACCTTGCCATTCGGGTCGAGACGCTTGGCGACGTCCGCCATCGTCGGATTGTTCGTGCTCAGAGTAGCCATGTAAGCTCCTTACGATTTGTCGTACAGCTTCGCAGCGCGTGCATCGTCATCGGTGAGTGCCGCGCCGCTGCCACCAGCCCCACCCGGATTCAAAGTCCCTTCGCTCAGCGACGCGCCGATCGACGAGAACACCTTGATCGTTGCCGCGTCGCCGGATTCGCCGGCGAGCCGGTCGATCACTTCGGCCGGTACACCGAACTTGCGCATGGCCTGCCGACCGAGCTCGAGGTTTTTGTCGTAGCCGTCGCCCCACTCGCTTTTCAGCGCGGCGAGATCGGCCTGACCCTTCGCGATCCGCGCGGCTTCGGCTGCGCTGTTCTGCTGCTCCACGTAGCCGTTCCACTTCGCGGCCAACGCCTTCGCGGTTTCCGCCGACACGCCGTGTTCGTGGAACCAGCTCGCCGCGGTCTTCGCGAAGTCCGTATCGCCGAGCTGGTAGTCCTCGGCCTTGGCCGGCGCCGCGTGCTTCGCTTCGAGCTCGCGCATCGCCTTCACGGCTTCGCCCGCATCCTTGAAGCCCTTGGCCTCGACGAACTGGCGCAGCTCCGCGTCGGTGATAGATTGAAGCCACGACGCCGGGGAATCCCCCGTATTCGCGGGCGGCGTACCGCCGTCGGCAGTCGGCGCCGATGCGGCCGCAGCCGCGTCGGTCGTCGTGGTTGCAGCCGCAGCGGCGCCACCAGCCGGTTCGCCGGTCGCGGTGGCTTCGCCTTCGAGCAGCTGGAATTTGCGGAACATGGGAACCTCCTGAATCTGTTGATCGGGATGGAGTGCGTGATTACGCGGCGTCGTACAGGCGCTGCTTCAGCAGATAGCCTTCGAGCTGCCAGATCTTCTGCACGGCATTTGCGCGCGCGACTTTGCGGCCGATGTCGGCGTCAAAGTTTTCCGGCGATGCGCATGCCGACTCGCCGGTCACGGTGAAGCCGTTGCGCAGCACGAGCACACAGAACGTGAGCAACGCGAGCGCGTGCGGCTCGCTCGAATGCCCAACGGATGCAAAGCTGCCCGGGCGCGCATGCGCCCCCACCACGCCGTCTTCGGCAGTGAAATAGAACTCGTTGACGATCGTTGCCTCGATATCCTCCGGCGTGACGCGCGGCGCCGTCTTGCCCTTGGCGACGATTTCCTGCTCGATTTCGTTGTCGTTCATGGGATGCTCCTGTCAGGTAGTCGGGGTGTTGGCGTAGAACTTCGCAGCGCGTTGTTCGGCCGACTGCGCCTCGGGCGTGAGCGACATGTCGGTGATCTGCAGCGACAGACTCGTGTCGGTGCCCTTCTGGTTCTCGTACTGGCTCTTGCTGCACACCTCGACGCGCGCCATCAGCATCAGCGGCGCGCCGACGTCCGGCAGCGCGGTCATGCCGAGCTTGGCGAGCGCTTCATCGTCGAGATAGATCGTCAGCCCGCACGGATACGCGGGCTGGTCTTCCGGCGCGGCGAGCGCGGTGCCTTCGTTGGTTTCAGTCTTCGCCTCGGCGGGCGTGAGCTTCATCGACACGAGATTCATTCGGTGGCCTCGTCCTTGAGGGAATTGAGCTGTTCGTCGTCCATGCCAAGAATCTGGATCAGGCGCACGAACACCTCGCGCCGGCCCTCGGCAACCATCGTTGCGAGCGGATCGATCGTTCGTTGCACGGGAGACGTGATCACGGTCGACTGGTTGACGCGGCAGAACTGCGCGAGATCGGCGAGCACGGCCTCACCAGCCGGCGTGAGCTTCCCGCGCTCGTCGCAGAAACACCGCCGGTACTGCTCGCGGCGGTTCCAGAATCGGAGAAAGCGGCTCATCGTCTGGCGCATCACACCCTCGCCGTCTGCGCATTCACCTGCGCATCGCCGAGATCCTTGATCGCGCCTGCGGCCACCGGCGCGGCTTCGAGCACCTGCTGCATTTGCGCGGCCTGCGCTTCCGCCGCAGCGCTCGCCTGCAGTTCCTCGTCGGTGTTCAGCGCTTCGACCGGCACGCCACCGAAGTCGGCGAGCAACTTGCCGATGCGATGGCCATTGACGAGCTTTGCTGCGTTCGGGTCGAACTGGGCGACGACGACGAGTTGCTGCAGCCACTGGAGAATCGCGGCGCCTTCGCCCGCGCGCATCGCCTTGTTCAGCGGGCTGTCGTACTCGACGTCGACGTCCGCGCCTGCATCGATCAGCTCCTGCGGCATCGGCGGGAACTGCCCTGCTTCGGCGAGAATGTCCACCTCGCGCTGGATCAGCGGACCGAGCAGTTCGGCCTGCGTGCGGCCGAGAGTCGGCGCGAGTAGCACGCCCTTTTCCTGCGCGCGCTGCAGCACTTCGGTTGCGGTCATGCCGCCGCTGTCGACGAGGATCTGAAACAGCGTGACGTAGAACCACTGGTTGATCGTCTGCCGCGTGTCCTGCGAGAACTCGATACCGATCTGCGCCTGCTTGCCCGTGAGCAGCGGTTTGACCATCTCGTTGCCGCGTTCGTCGAGTCCGCCCCAGTTCAGCGAGCCGGAGCGCAGGTCGAACCCTTCGAGCACGCCGTCTTCGCTCGCCAGCAGCGGCGGGTCGACCATCCTCTGCGCGCCGCGGATGTTGGTCCTCGCCATGTCGTTCGCCATGCGGATATCCGGCATGGCGTCGTACGCGGGGCTTCCGCCGTACACGTCGTCGGTCCCGACGTAGAAGCGCCCGATCGCGAACGGGAACGTGCGGAAACCGCTGTTCTGGATGATCCGATCGCGGCCCTCGTCGAGCCAGTACGAGCCGAAGCGCATGTTGCGGCCGTCGAGCTTGCGCGGGTCGCGGTCCGCGCGCGGCTCGACGACGTGGTAGAACGTGTGCGTTTTCTCCGGATCGCGCTCGAGCGCAGTCTGCATCGACGGCGACAGGTTCTCGCGGCCGAAGCGCTGCGCCGCCTGACGCAGCGTGAGCCGCCACAGCACGTGCGTCTTGTCGATCAGCCCCGCGTTGTTCTCGGCGAACCAGAGCCGCTGCGTCGGCACATTGCGGTACACGATGCCGTGCCCGACGTCGTGCTCGATCATCAGCGCGCCGGGCCCGAACAGGCCGATGCTCTGGTACGTGGCGCCCATCTGCGTCACGAACCCGCCTTGCCAGCGATAGCGCGCAGCGAACAGCGCGCGCACGACCGCCTGCAGATACGCCTTCACGGACGACACTTCATTCAGCGCGTCGTCGGTCGTCTTCAGCCGGTGCCAAACCTGCGTCGCTGGCGTGATCATGGAATCCATCGCGGCGACGAAGTTGCGCAGCGCGAGCGGCGCGGTCGAGTCGAACATCCGCTGCGAGCGCTCGCGGCCCTTCTCGCTGTCGGGCCGAGGCATCTGCCCGAACTTGTCGAGGCGCGGCATCATGAAGTCGATGACGTCGTTCCACACGGCCTCGTACGACTGCCGCTTCTCCTTCATGCGACCGTGGTCGGCGTTCAGCGCCTCGAGCAGCTTCGCGTCGTCGTTCGTCATTGGCCAGTCCGGCAGAAAGCGAACGAACCGTACAGCAACGATTCCGCCAGTTCGCGAAATTCGACTGCGAGGGCTTTCGTTTCGAACAACCCGAGGCTGCGCCGTGCGTTCCTGAATCCGATGCGCGCGCGCCATTTCCCCGCATTGTTGTCGTACGAGACCCCAGTGGTTCCACTACGATTGGTCGACCGGGGCCGAGAATTCCATGCGTTCTCTGCACGGCCGCATGCCCGCAGGTTAGCGCGGCGATTGTCGAGCGGATTTCCATTCACGTGATCGACAACCGCTCGGCCGCCATGGGGTATGCCAAGCACGAGACGATGCAACCGCAACGTTGTCTGCCGCCCGGGCTTTTCTGGGTGTGGAATCGAGCAACGCACGTATCCAGCGGCATCCGCATACCATGCATACCCGCTAACCGCTGCTGTATCGGCATCGTCGACCAACGCTACACGACCGCATTTCAGCTTCAATTCGGCCATGTCATTGCCCCAGAAGCTGCTTGCCGGCGGCACTCGCCGCAGGCGCGTTGACTGACGACGAGGCGACCGACGTCGAATCGCCGGCGAGAATGGTCGCGGCCGTGCCGCGGCGCTTGCGCAGCCTCGCCGCAGCGTCGTCCGCGGCTGTCGTCGTGTCGATGGTCGGCTGCGCGGTATCGGGAACCGTCGGCGCAGCCGGGATGTCAGGGGCGAGCCCGAGGAATTTCATGCGCCTCTCCGGAGAATTCCCGAAGAGGCTATGCGGGTTGACGCGGGGAATCCCCCGTCTTTCAGTCCGTGACGGCGCGCGCGGGGCGCTTGCCGCCGGTGCGCTTCACCCGCACCAGGTGCTTGTGCTCGCCCGCGCCGACGAGCAGGTATTGCGCGGCCTCGGCCACGTGCGAATACATGTTCTTGTCCGCCTTGTCCGCGTACCGCTCGCCGCTCACGGCCATGCGGCGGAAGCAGTAGCCGCCGGACAGCGCCTTGCGCAGCGTGCGGCAGTCGGGGTGCACGAGCAGCCCCGGCTCGCCATCGATGATCCGCGTCAGCGCCTCGTCGACAGCGCCGTAGCGCAGCGCCGTGTCGTTCGTCGGCGCGGGGCGCGCATCGAAGCCGGCTGCGCGCAGGATGCGGAACGGCGTGTCCTCATCGTCGGCCTGCGATCGCTGGTCGCCGGCCGGGTCGCCGTAGATGCCGCCGATCTCGAAGCCGGGGTAGATCTCGGCGAGGTGGCGCTTCAGCTCGATCCCGAACTTCCGCGCGCCCATGCTCGTCGCGACGACTTCCGACCGGATGCGCCACCCGCCCATCGGCTTGCGCTGGCCGATGACGGCCGCCGGCGTCAGACCGAAGTCCATGCCGATCCAGAGCGGCTGCGTCTTCACGAGCTCGAACGGCTTGCAATGCAGCGAGTCCGCATAGTCCGGATGCACCGGCTTGCCATCGACGACGAAGCCATATTCGTTGCCGAGGTTCACCTTGATCCAGTCGAACTTCTTGCCCTGCATACCGCGCTCGTAGTAGCCGGGCGGCAGGTTGTCGATGTTCTCCGCATGCTCGTTGACGACCCACCGATCGCCATCGCGCACGACCCCGCCCGGCTGCCGGAAGAACGCATAGCCCTCGGGCTTCGTCTCTTCGGCGAGCGTGTAGTACCAGTGGTCCGAATCCGGCGCGTTGGTGTCGCCGAACAGGCCATACCACGTCGGCCGCACGTCCTTCGGGTATCGGCCGACGCGCAGGTCGAGCATGTCGAGGATCGGCTTCGCGAGCTCCTTCACTTCGTTGAGCCACGCGAACGTCAGCTGCATGCCGCGCAGCTTGCGCTCATGCTCGGGGCGATCGAGCGCGATGAACACCATTTCCGCTTCGACAGTCGTGCCGTCGTCCAGCTCGAACGACAGGTAATGCGTCGGCGGCTCGAGGCCACCGCCCACCCACCGGCCGAGATCGCCGAACATGTCGAGCCAGTCCTTCGCGGTCGTCGACAGCAGGTCAGGGTACGTGTTCCGCACAGCCGCGCCGCGCGAGCGCCGCACGCCGTCGGCATCGGGCTCCTGCTCGCACATGATGCGAAATGCCTTCCAGCAGCTCGCGTTCGTCTTGCCGCTGCCAAGCGGGCCCATGATGAACGATCGCGACGCGCGCGACAGGATGTAGCGTTCGAGCGTCTCGCCCTGCGGCTTGTAGTGGAATTCGATTTCGCTCACCGCGTCTCGTCCTAGTAAAAACCGATCGGCCGGGATACCGGTCGCACGACGGGCCTCCCCGTCACTTCTTCGACCACGGCGTGCAACGCATCCACCACGTCCGGTTGGTGTTCGATCGACCCGTAGCCGGTGCCCGTAGTCCACGGCGTTCTCGCGTCGTAGTTCCAATTTTCGGACCAGTCATCGCCTGCAAACATCGCATTGCACCTCGCAAAAAGGTAGCTGTGTGGGTAGCTGTGCGCATTTTTTGCGTGTCGCGCGGCGCGCAGCGCCCGTCAGATAAGACGATCCGGTTTTTGTTTAGATCGCCAGTGAGCATTTCAATCCTTCTTTCGGCCCGTCAGGTCTTTCACGCGCACCTTCGGGCGCGACAGTTCGATTTTCTCAACATACAGCCCGGACGCTTTCCCTCGAGAAATCTCAGCCGAGACAGCCGGCCCGTATTTGCCATCAGCTTCAGCCAAATCGCGCAAGCGCTTCAGGTCGGCCAAGTGCTGCTCGAGCGTCAATTGCGCACGCTCAAGCACCGGCGCACGCATTTCGGTAATTCTTGCCGTAATCTTGACGTTATCTAGAAGTTCCTTCGCCTTTCTGTTCACCGATGAGGAATTCATTCCACTCACGTCGTAAGCGCGGCGGTATGCTTCGCTAGCGTTTCCGGTTTCGATGTACGCTGCGCAAAAGTTCTCTTGCTTCTGAGTGAGATTCACGCCCGCACCACCCGCGCCAGAGGGTTCGAGCGCAGCAACAGCGGCCGGCGCGGCGCGTCTTCGCGGCGCTTGCCCGTCTTCTCGCACCAGAGATCGAGAATCAGCTCTCCGCGCACGTGCGACGGCTCGCTCAATTGCTCGGTGTAGTCGCGTACCTGACGCTCGCTCACGGCCCCGCGCAGCTCCCGCGCCACGTTGGTCGGCATCAGGCCGAGGCGCCGCAGGTCAAACAAAACCTCGCGCCAATCGATTCCGCTTTGGCTCATGGCTCACCCTTTCTTCGTCGTTGAACTGAGCATTGAAATTTCCAGGTCGACGCAAGCTCGTTCGCGCGGCGCGACGTGCAGGCGCGCCCACTGCGCGCAGACCTCCGGCTTGAACCGCGGCGAGCGCACCGTCGCGCCCCAGTTATCGAGGCGATCCTCGAGGCTCTTGAACTCGCTCATCGTTCTGCGCGAGAGACCCCGGCATTCATGCCGGGGAGGGATAGCGCGGCACGCGAAGCGTGCCCCTTCCTCCCGCATCCTCCGTTTGGTTGGCTATCTTTACACAGGTCAAGTATAATGTGTGAATGGAAATCAAGCGAGCGTACAAGTTCAGGTTCTATCCGACGTCTGAGCAAGAAATGATTCTTGCCAAGACGTTCGGCTGCGCTCGCTTTGCTTACAACTACATGCTTCGTCTTCGGACGGATGCATGGATGCAGCGGCAGGAGCGCATCGGATACCACGAAACGTCTGCGGCACTTACGGCGCTCAAAAAGCAGCCCGAGTATGCTTGGCTCAACGAGGTGTCGAGCGTCCCTGTCCAGCAGGCGCTTCGCCACTTGCAAACCGCTTTCAACAACTTCTTCGCCAAGCGCGCCCGCTACCCGCAATTCAAGCGGAAGGATGGGCCTCAAGCGGCGGAGTACACGACGAGCGCGTTCAAGTTGGATGGCAGGTCGCTCAAGCTGGCGAAGATGAGCGAACCGCTGGCCGTTCGATGGTCGCGCCAGATACCGAAGGCCGCCAAGGTCACGACCGTGACGGTCAGCAAGGACTCCGCCGGACGGTACTTCGTGAGCCTGCTTTGCGACGATGTGGTCGCCAAGAAGCAAGCAGTCGATGGCAAGATTGGCGTTGATCTTGGACTTACTCACTTCGCCATCCTTTCTACTGGCGAGAAGGTCGCTGCACCAAACACGTTCCGCCGGTACGAAAAGAAGCTGGCGAAGCTACAGCGGCGACTCGCCAAAAAGACCAAGGGGGCGAAACGACGAGAGAAGGCAAAGCTCAAAGTTGCACGTCTGCATGCGAAGATCGCGGACGCTCGCAGGGACTTCCTGCACAAGCTATCAACCCGGCTGATAAACGAGAACCAAGTGATCGCCATTGAGAGCTTGTCCGTGTCGAACATGCAGAAGAACCGTTGCCTATCGAAGTCGATCAGCGATGCAAGCTGGTCTGAATTCGTTCGGCAACTGGAATACAAGGCCCGCTGGTACGGGCGTGAATTGATAGGCATCGACAGGTGGTATCCATCGTCAAAGCGTTGCTCTGATTGCGGGTACACCATGCCAAAGATGCCGCTCAGCGTGCGTGAGTGGGTATGTCCGGAATGTGGATCAATCCACGACCGTGACATCAACGCCGCCCGCAATGTTTTGGCCGCCGGACTGGCGGTGTCAGCCCATGGAGAATCTGTAAGTCCTGTGTGCATGTAAGTGCGCATTGGCTGGCTTCGTTGAAGTGGGAATCCCCCGCCTTCAGGTGGGGGAGGATGTCAAGCCGTCACCTGCGTAATAAGCGCCGTGAACGGGTTAATCGCCCGATTTCCCCGCTTTAACTTGATCTTCGCCTTGTGCTTCCGGTAATAGCGGGCACGCGTCGCCTTCACGTCGGTTTCCGGCTTTGGCGCATCCTTCCGGTTGCCGATCGCATAGACTCCCGAAGGCAGGCCAGCAACCCCTATCTGAGGACGCCATTCCTTGACGTAGAAATGCTTCTCGGGACGACGGCGCGACTCGCTGATGCATGATCCGATCGTCTTTGCCGGCTTACCCAGTTCATCAGCCAATTCCTGGACCGTCATCGGCCCGAATTCCTTGATCAACCGCTTGATCGCATCGCGGGTTGTCGGTTTCATCGGCATTACGCTCCCTCCTTCAATGCCTGAATCACGGTAGAAATCGCCGCGCCGCTCTTGACCATTGCGCCGGTGAAGCGGAATACGCGCCATCCGTCCAGCGCGGCCAGGTTGTACTTGTGCGCATCGGACTCGAAACCGGCTCCGCGCGTATGTCGACCACCCGTCCAGACGCCACCCTCGATCTCGACGGCAACCTTGGCGTGGGGCCATGCGAAATCGAAGCGGAACCGACGAACCGGATGAAACCGATGCTCGCGCACCGGCTCCGGTAGCTTTGCGGCGCGCGCGTGAAGCGCGAACAGTTCTTCGAGTCGGCTCATTCGAACCCCCTTGAACGGGATTGCTTTTGAACGGTATGCGTCGGCCATGCTCCGGAATGGCTCTCGAACCGCACGAACTCTCCGCAGTAAGTCATCGGGACGTCGCCCGTTCTCCCATGCCGGAACTTCGCGACGCGGATCTGAGCAAACCCGCGCCACTGCTCTCCGGCGTCCGGGTTGGCGACTTCTTCCCGGTGGATGAACAACACGGCATCGGCATCCTGCTCGATCGAGCCGGAGTCGCGCAGGTCCGACAGCATCGGCGTGCGATTGGCCCGCTGCTCGACCTGCCGGTTCAACTGCGCCAGGGCGATCACGGCAATGTTCAGTTCCTTCGCGAGCGCCTTCAGGCCGCGCGAGATACCCTCGATTTCCGCGTTGCGGTTCGCGCCTTCGCCCTGCATGAGCTGCAGGTAGTCGACGATCAGCACGTCGAGACCCGACTTGCGCTTGACCATCCGAGCCTTGGTCCGAACGTCGAGCAGACGCAGCGCCGGTTGGTCGTCGATGTGCAGGTTCATGTCGCGCATCTTCAGGGTTGCCGCCGTCACGCGATCCCAGAACTCGTTGTCGTCCGGCGCGTTCATCACCCGGTCAAGCGGAACGCGGCCCAGTGAGGCGATGTTCCGATCGATCAGCTCGCTCTCCGGCATCTCCATCGACAGGAACAAGACCCCGTGATCGACGGCGGCATGGGATGCGATGTTCAGCGCGAGACTCGTTTTCCCCATCCCAGGCCGAGCCGCCAGGATGACCGACCAGCCCGGACGCAGTCCGCCGTTCAGCGCACGGTCCAGATCCTCGTAGCCCGTCGAAATGACGCGCTCACCGCCCGTCGAGCGGCGCTCGAGCAGGTTGATGTGGTCGGTCAGCGCCTGAGCCAGCAACTTCGGTTCGCGCTTGACCGTCGCCTCGCCAAGGGATTCCAGCTTTGCCGCAGCCCGGTCGATCAGCGTTGCAGCATCGTCAGCCGTCGCGCCGACCGATTCCTGCATCTCCGACGCGACAGCCAGCAATCCGCGTTTGCGCGCTCGGTCCACCACGACATTGGCATTTCTAGCCACAGAAACGGCGCTAGGAGCCTCTCGCGCGAGCGAGTTGAGGTGCGACATACCCCCGAGGCCATCAGCCCGTCCTAGGGCCTTTAAACGCTCGTAGAGGGTGACAACGTCCACGCCGACGCCATTGGCGATCAACCCGACGATCTCGGCGAACAGAGCGCGGTGGTCGCCGCGGTAAAAATGCTCGGTTCGCAGATCGCCGATACGGTCGATCGCGTCGTTGTCGTTGAGCAGAATGCCGATCACGGCCTGCTCGGCTTCGATGCTATGCGGCACAGCCTTTGCGAGGTCGTTCGCGCTCATGCAGCCTCCCGGTGGTACTTGTTCTCAAGGCACTTCGCGAAGCCGGACGGAGACATCAGGAAATCGATGTCAGCGACGAATGGCGGTTTCCCAGGCTGCGGCTTTGAACGGCCCGTAAGGAAATCGGAATCGGCACAGACGGAGAAGAACGCGCGCCATGCTTCGATACCCTCCTCGGTAGACGTGTAGCCGAACGGGCTGCACTTGAGGCGCGCAGCCTCCCTCCATCGAGATGCGATGAGACGACGGCGCGCGTTGTTGAGGACCTTGACCCTAGGGTTGTCAGGGAGCAACTCGTGATACGCGTTCACGATTCTCTCAACAGGACAAGGCGGCAGGGTCTTGGAAGACTGGACGACGAGGCCGACAGTCGGCGCGGAAGCGTCGCTGTCGACAGAGGCGTTAGCCTCTATATCTTCTCTTATCTTATCTCCTCTTATCGCTTCTCCATGGGAATCATGTGGGTTACCTATAGAAAACCCATGGGTTTCTTGATCGATCTTAGAGGATGAATCTTTACTCTTTTTTGGCCTTCCGCCGCGCTGCCCATTCTTCCAATTCGCAATCAGGGATGCGTTGTATTTTTCCCATCCCTCAACTGTGATCTTGTCTCCCGAGCGCGAGACGAAGCCACTCGCCACCATCGCCGACTCGAACATATCGGCGTCGCCCTTGAAGCGGCAGATCGCCTTGAGTGCGGCCGGTGGAAGATCAAACACCCACTCGCGGCGCTGCTGACAGTGCGCCCAGAGACGGATGACATACAAAGGAGCAACCTCATCCTCGCCAAGCAAGTCGGCGAGCATTCGGGTCTTCCAGTGGTCAACGAAATCGGGATCAACAATCATGGCTTTAGATCAATCCCAGGCTATGGTTAGACTCAGGTTCGGACTGGCTTTCATCCGCAAAACCCATGGGTTTTCCATTGGTTAAGAAGTCAAGCGAATCCTTCTGAATGAAGTCGGACACGTCTATGCGCGCCTTGAACATCGGGCTGAACGCATACAGCATCGGAGTTACCATGTCTCGTCCAGCGCGAAAACGATGTTCTTCGCGAGCAGCTTGCAAAGACGCAAACGCAGGCGGAAAACGACGCCCGATACCAACTCGTTGAACTCGAGGGGCAGCAATTCGCCTACCTTTTCGAGCCGACCGAGGGCGAGAGAACACCCCGCCATTACCTTTGCGCCCGATGCCGCACGGAAAAGAAAAATTCGGTGCTGCAGGGTCACGGCCGCCCGGGCAATTTCAATAGAGTCGGCACTTTTCATGTTCTCGACCTGCCGATCGCTGATGCATTTCTGGTTCACTTCGTACCTCCTGGCCAAGGCAGCCAATGGATCACCCACTCGATCGCGCAGAACACGATCGGAAGGCAAATCGCTATGACGGCGGCGAACGGCAGCCCAGACAGGACTGGATATCCGCTCGACGGGCCGATCCAGCGCTCGATGAATGCGATGAACCGCTTCACGCCTCCTCCTTCGCCGGTTCAGCCAGCTCAGGCCAGATCAGCTTCCAGTCGTCTGGGCGAAATTCGCGGTAGGGAATGCCGACTGCCGTTCCGACGAGAACGCAGTTCTCTGGACGCATCGCGTTGCGCGAATGCAGCCATTTGTGGATGTGCGGCTGCTTCTTGCCGATCAGGCGAGCCAGCGCCGACTGGGAGCCAGCTTTCTCGATCGCGCGCTGCAGCGCCGGAACGGAGCAATTGGTCGGTTTCATGCCGCAATACTATAACCAAAGTTATTCATTCGCAAGAACTTTGGTTATTTGCCGGCTTACAACCAAGAACTGCCGTCAGCAGACGCTTAACAGATCGCCCTCGCGCGGCGCTGTTACAAATTTTCCGCCCTATCGATAACTTTGGTTGTTGACACCACAATAACCTTGGTTATAATTCATCTCAACGCAGCACACAACGCGCCGCGCCACCGCCCCGGCGGCCAATCCGGGAAGCATCAGAAGCAATGCGCATGGCCGCGCAGAATAAATCGCCCGTGAAGCCTGCCCGCGTGAGAAGGGAATGCCTAGCCCAGGCTGCAACTGGGTGGACCGGATGAACCGGCGAAGGAGCCGGGGACGCGACAGAGCCGACTGGGGCGCCGTGTTTCGGCGCGGCGCCCCGCATCACTGCCTTGATGAGCGGATATGCAGCGATGACGGCCGGGCCCCGTCATACCCCTGTTTTTTGAGTCTGAAGACACGCTGCCTCGCGAAAACGCTGCCTTATGCGAACGCTGCGTATCCGCCCATCAGTGCAGTCAGTACCGCCGGTCATTTCTCCCGGCAAACCTGTTAGGAGTGCATATGCTCAATCCTCACGTAACAGAGCGTGCCGCCGAGTTCTGGACCGATCGGCAGCAACGCGAATATGACGATGCTGCCGAAGCCGAAGAAGCTGCCTTCCTGCGCGCATCGGAAGAAGTCGAGTTCGACGACGTGATCGAAGCGATTTACGACCTGCCGGAGTCCTTCCGCAACAGGGTTTTCGCGGCCTACCTCGACAAATCGGACCGCAAGCATTTCGTCTACCTGCTCGAACTGCTGTTCGACGATGCGTTCGCTGCGGCGGCTGAAGGCATCGCGAAACGCAAGGGGTACTGACATGGCGACCGCGATTATTGGTTTCGTGCTCGGGATTTTCGCCGCTGCCCTTCTGCTGATCGTGGCACGCGATGTGTCGCGCAACCGGCATGGGAAACACTGACCAGCCCAGATAACGACAGGATGCGACGATGACAACCGACACGAATACCACCGCCCCGCGCTTTACCGTCACGCTCGCCGCGCTTCGCAAAGCTGGCGCGTGCTACGACGGCTACAACAATCTCGTTCGCTCGCTCCAGGGGCAGCCTTTCACCGATGAGGATGCGGGCCGAGAAAGCTACATCCGCTTCCGGCATGACGCCGAAATCCCCCTGCTCGACATCCTCAAGAGCAACGGCATCGATGACGCGCTGTGGTCGCTTCGCTGCGTATCCGGCGCTGATCGCGATATTCGGCTGTTCGCCGTCTGGTGCGCACGGCAGGTCGAACACTTGATGGAAGACCACCGCAGTAAAGACGCATTGGACGTTGCGGAGCGCTTCGCTAATGGTGATGCGTCAGACGAAGAATTAGCCGCCGCACGGGCCGCCGCATGGGACGCCGCAGGGGCCGCCGCATGGGCCGCCGCATGGGCCGCCGCATGGGACGCCGCAGGGGACGCCGCACGGGCCGCCGCATGGGACGCCGCATGGGCCGCCGCACGGGACGCCGCAGGGGCCGCCGCACGGGCCGCCGCAGGGGCCGCCGCACGGGCCGCCGCAGGGGCGGCCGCACGGGCCGCCGCATGGGTCGCCGCACGGGACGCACAAACAGAAATGTTCAAGCGTATGTGCCTCGGCACTGCACCGTGGCAACAAGGAAAGGTTGCTGCCTGACCAACCGCGCCCGCTACAGGAGAAAGACGTGAAAACCGAAACCACTCTGCACCATTTGATCGGCAAGACCTACAAGGAAGTTGTCGCTGCGCTCAGCGTCACCGAAGACAAAGGCAATTGCTGCGGGTGGAGCGATCACGCGGTAGCCGACTGTCTCAAGGATCTCGAAGGGAAAGATGCGGCCGTGCTCGTACAGGTCGTGAAGATCGAATACGACGAAATCGACTCCGATCGCGTTGCCCTGAATTTCATCTTCGACCTTGGCGACAAGAAAGGCCTGATCTTGGGGCACGAGCTTTCTGCCGGTTCGGGTTCTGGCTGGCACTACGGCGCACATTGCACCCTGCACTTCAACGGCGAAGAAATCGCCAGCGCGTCGTGGTGACCACTGCCGCCCGACCAACCGCGCCCGCCCTGCGGGCAATCACACCACATAGAGGGACCACATGAACGAGATCAACGACGGCGGCCCGGCCTTCCCGGAAGTGCCCGGCAAATGCAACGGGTACCAAGGAATTCCCGGCATGACGCTCCGCGACTACTTCGCGGGGCAAGCTCTCATCGCGACCTTCCTGAACGGGTTTGCCGGCCCGAACGAGGATGATCGCGCTGCACTCTGCTATCGCATGGCCGACGCCATGATTAGAGCCAGGGGTGAATGATGCCAATCGGAATTAGCGCGAAGACCGGGAAACCGATGGGTAACGCCGTGCGTCGGTTTTTCGCTGGTGACGAGCGAACCTGCAAAACATGCGGTTGCGCATACACGATCAAGGCATCAATGGTCGCGCGCCGCTCGTATCCATGCCCCCATTGTGATAGCAAGCGGACGGTCGAATACGCACGCAAAAACCGCGATAAGAAGCGGGCCTGGAACAACGCTTATAGCAAGCGGAATTCTGCAAATCGAGCAGAAAAAACGTCTTCGTGGCGCGCGAATCATCCTGAAAAGCGCAGCGCACATCAGGCGGTCCAAACGGCTATTCGAAACGGTTCATTGGTCAAACAACCTTGCGCGGTCTGCGGTTCGGATGAACGCATTCACGGACATCACGACGACTATACAAAACCGCTGGAAGTCGTGTGGCTTTGTCATAAACACCATATGGAGCGTCATTCCATGCTCCGCGCGCGAGGTGAAGCATGAACGAGATCACCACCATGCCCGAACTCGAAGCCTGCGGATGGTTCGTGCGCACGAAGCGCACCGACGTCGACCCAGCCGGCTCGCTCGTTGCTGACTGCTCGGCGGCAAACGAGCGCGGCGCGATGCTCGCAACGCTGTTCGCCGCATCGCCGAACATGGCCGAGATCCTCGAAATCATCGCCGCAGACGCTGATGCCGGAACGATCATGCTTACCTCCGGCGTCCGTCTTGCGATCGACGCTGCGCTGATCAAGGCCGGCCGGAAGAAGGCACCGGAGCCGGTGCGGGTCGTGACGATCGCGGGGGTGCGTGATGAATGAAAGAAACGACGGTGGCCCGGCATTCGGGCAGGTTGTAGAGCTTCGGTGCGTCCGCCTTGAAATGGACGGGAGTGCCGAATATGAGCCGGAGGCAATGATGCATGGTGGCCTCACGGTTCGCGACTATGTGGCAACGAAGGTTGCTCCGGCCTTCCTTGCTGAACTTTTCGCAGCATGGCGAAACGGCGAGGTGTCGTGTGAGCCCGGGTGGATGCAGGGAGTAGCACAGGACGCCTATTTCTTCGCTGATGAAATGATCAAGGCACGGGATTTGACATGATGCGCGCCCCTCTCAACAGCCTAACGCCTGTATTGCGTGGTTACAACCGATCGGTTGTATCGCGCGACTGGCTCCCGATCGCGGCGCTCGGCGCGCTGTACCTGATCGCGTGCGGCGTCGCGCCGGCGTACGAACTTCTCGCGGGAATTGCGCGATGAACCCGATCACCTATCTGTGCGGCGCGCTCGACCGCCTGTTCAAGCGAAGCCCGGTCGCCGGGATTCTTGTCGCGATGGCAATCGCGTTTGCATGCGCGATTGGCATTGCTTCGATTCCCGACTCCAGCCTCGCAGTTCGCGCGGCATGGAGTCAGACGTGAAAACCGATGACGGCCCCGACTGGCTCGCGGCCGACACTCTTAGAGCATATGAGGAACAAGCGATGGGAATGCTGAAACCCGCAAAGAACAAGATGGCCTACGCCAAGGTCGGCCTGTACGGCTCAGCTGGTTCGGGCAAAACCCGTACCGCATCGGAGATCGCAATCGGACTGCACAAGGCCATCGGTAGCACGAAACCGATCGCGGCGTTCGATACCGAACCGGCGTTCTCGTTCGTTCTGCCGCTGTTCGAGCGTGCCGGTATCGAACTGCTCGTTGCCGACGAGAGCCGCGCGCTTTCCGACCTCATGGACTTCATGGACGAGGCCGAAAAGACCTGCGACATAGCGATCATCGACAGCATCACGCACGTCTGGCGAGACGCTCAGGAAAGCTATCTGCGGCGCATGAACGAGACGCGCAAGAAGTACGGGAAGAAGCCGCTCGGCGCGCTGGAATTCCAGCATTGGCGCCCCATCAAGGCTGCGTGGGCTGAGTTCACCGACCGCTTCCTGTCGTCTAAGATGCATGTCATCGTCTGCGGCCGTGCCGGGCAGGTCTACGAGTACCAGGATAAAGATGATGGATCGGGCAAGAAGGAACTGATCTCGACCGGCACGCGCATGGCGACCGAAAAGGAACTCGGCTACGAGCCTTCCCTGCTGATCGAGATGATCGCCGACCGCCGCGACGGCTACATCGTCAACACAGCCGTGATCCAGAAGGACCGCGCAGACCGCCTGAATGGCCGCGAGATCGAGAAGCCCGACTACGCGAAGTTGGAAGGCCACTTCCAAGCCCTGAACATCGGCGGCCAGCACTTTGACAGCATGGATCGGCGCGACTCGCAGAACATGTTCCCGGATGCCGACGAAAGCGGTTGGGACGCCGAGAAGCGCAACCGGGAAATCTGGTGCGAGGAAATCGCCGAACTGCTCAAGAAGTACTACCCGAGCCAGACCGCTGACGACAAGAAGTCCCGGCAAGACCTCATCGAGCAATTTTTCGACACGCGCTCATGGACCCGCGTCGAAGGTATGAAGGCCGATCTTCTGAAGCAGGCCTATGAGGATATGCGCGCGCATCTCGAAGAGAAGTTCAGCAACGCGCCATCGGCGCCCGCGGAAAGCTCCGATACGGCGCCCGAACAAGAAGCCGCGTGAGGCCACCATGCCGACCTACGTCCTCCGAAACAAAGAGATCGCCCAGCGGATGGTGGATTACATCAAGGCTGTTGCTGGGCCTGCCGCGAAGTCTGGTAGGCCGATCATGGTCGAGATCGGCGAATACCAGGCGAAGCGCAGCAGCGAGCAAAACCGGCTTCTGTGGGCGCTTCTGACCGAGATCGCGGAACAAGTCGAGCTGGATGGCAAAAGGTTCACCAAGGAAGCTTGGTACGCCCACTACCTTGATCTGTATGCGCCCAAGCAGGAAGGCCCCCGCGGTTTGGTGCCAGTCGGTTCCAGTCAGATGACGAAAGAGCAGTTCGCCAATTTTGTGACGCGCATCGAGTGCCACGCAGTTCAGGAGCTCGGCGTCGAGTTTGAAGCAATTTAGTGTCGACCCCGGTGGTGTGTTTAGGAGCGGCCAGTACGGCGCTCCGCTCTTTTCCCGCCATTGAGGCTTTATCTGTAGAGGAAGCGATGAAATTCGCCTATGCCGATCCGCCGTATTTCGGTCTTGCGGAAAAGTTCTATGGGCATCTGCATCCCGAAGCAGCAGCCTACGACACGTTAGATGCTCACCGAGCGCTTATTGAACGACTCTGTGATGAGTTTGCCGATGGTTGGGGCTTGTCGATGACAAGCGGGAACCTTCACGACATTCTGCCGCTGGTCCCGAAAAGTGCACGCATTATGGCCTGGGTTAAGCCGTTCGCGTCATTTAAACCGGGCGTAGGCGTTGCATACGCATGGGAACCGGTGATCGTCATGGGCGGCCGCAGACGCACGCGAGAGCAGCGCACAGTTCGCGATTGGTGCGCAGTGAATATCACGATCAAGCGCGGATTTACTGGCGCGAAACCGGCCGAATTCATTTTCTGGTTGATGGACGTGCTCAACGTGCAAATAGGCGATGAGGTTCACGACCTTTTCCCCGGATCAGGCGCCGTTCAATCCGCGATCGACATTTTCATGGCTGCACAAACGGGCCAAGTCCAAGACGGCCTTTTCGCCTGACCCACAGAGGACACCCCCATGAACGACCAACAACAGAGCCGCGCTGATGCGCGCACATACACCACGCAGCCGGGCGAAT